TGGGCCGCTGCTGCTTGGACCGGCTGTCCTCCGTATGTCTCAGCAAAACTGGTACTGCCTGGGCGTACACTGCCAGCAGAAACCTCAGCGCTAAGGCCCGTGCCAACTCGTTCAATTGGTTCAGCATAAGAAACATTGTAATTATCAGAAGTGTTCGCGCCAAACAGACCTGCATCCGCATATTCTTGAGTCGTAGTGCCACTTTGCTGAAGTTGCCCAGACTCAGAAAAAAGTTTGTATGACAACTCACCATTCGGTAACTGCTGATACTCAATGTTTCTCATTGCACCCTACCTTCACCCATTAACTTTCTCACACCATACAACAAACCCAAATGAAATTATACCCGCAATATTTTTGGGGGCCCTGGGTCCCTAATGCTTTTACAAATGAATGATTCCGGTGGACCAACTATATAGGCGCCGGGGTGGTGGTGCCCCCGCCAAAAGGGGGGGAGGGGGGTGCAATCTTGGCGGGCAAACGTACCGGATCGGCCCCAGTTACCCCCTGCCATGACATAGGACGGCGGCGGCCGGCCGTCGGTATAGGTAAAATAAAAGATGTTTATTGTGGTTTAATTGTGATTTACTTGTGGTCCGCCTATTGACTATCCACAATCCAAGCCCCATATATTCTATATGGAAAGCAATGAAGCATTTCATTTTAACCAAAGGACCACACAATGAAAAACGCAATCAACTATATCACACGCGCCGCAACAGTAGAACAGAACGACGGCGGCCTTCAGGCACAGCACGAGTTCTTCGCGAACCTTGCCAAGCATGTCAACGCAGAGTTGAAGCGGACAGAAAAAGACGCGATCGCGGCCGAGAATGCCGAGCGCGTCGTGACTAGCACATCGGACATTGCGCCGAATCGGGATCTTTATATTGAGCTACACGGTATCAAAGCTTGGAACGAGAACAAGCGGACATCTAACCGGACCACACTAATCTGGAAATAATCACATCGGGGCCCAACAACGGGCCCCGATTTTTCGTCCACGCTAAACATTAACAAAGGAACGAACCCATGAAAAACGGAATCATTTACAACGGGCCCAGCCTCTTGGATGGTAAGCCTATTGTTGCGATTGCAACGTATAGCGATCGCAACAGTAAGACCGGCAAGGTCTTACAGACCTATATTATCCGCTCGGATATCTCGCCATTGAATGCAAGCAAGTCCGGTGAAGACTTTTCAATATGCGGTGATTGCAAATTCCGCGGAACCCCAACAACGGATCCGGTACGCAAACAAGCTGTTAAGCGCGACTGCTATGTCAATCTCGGACAAGGTCCGACAATCGTATACAAGTCTTATATGCGCGGCGTGTATCCGGCAGCGGACAACGTAGGCGATCGCGTCGACCTAGGCACCGGCCGCGTCGTTCGAATCGGAACCTATGGAGATCCGGCAGCAGTCCCGTCCTGGATATGGGATCAATTGATTAGGCACTCTGAGTCTCACCTGGCATACTCGCATCAATCCGGATTCCGTCCAGACATCGCCATGCAGTCCGCGGACACCGAAGCGCAAGCGCAAGCCCATTGGGCCCATGGCAACCGGACCTTTAGGGTGATCGCGGATCTAGGCGAGTTGATCAAAGGCAAGGAGATCCTATGCCCCGCAAGTAAAGAGGCCGGACAACGGGTGCAATGCAATGCATGCAAGTTATGCGGCGGGACATCAGTTAAAGCTTCCAAGTCGATCGCAATTGTGCAACACTAAACATAGGGGCCTTCGGGCCCCTCTTAACAAAGGAAAAATATTATGAGCTTAGACATACACTGCCCACATTGCGGCGAACCTTGCGACATGTACGAACTACACGACGTGTACGACAGCAACGATAAACAGATCCCCTATCAAACGGCAGCTAAACAGTTCGCGAAAAACGGGTGCGGGATCTGGAATAACAACCAGCAATGCAACGCGCCGGTAGTTGATCAGGCCATGGCCGAACGCGCCATGGTAATGATGGAACTGTCGGACCACCCAGACGAATGGCTGTACTAATCGCACCGGTGTCCGGCCCTACATGGGCCGGCATCCCGTGTCATTAGGCGCGACATAACTTAACAAAGGAAAGACAATGCAAGCAAGTGAACACAACGCCGTCAAAGAGGCGATCGCGCTCCGGCTCTCGATACACAAGGCCGCGGAAAAAATCATCGACAACGATTATGATGTGACACATCTAACAGATAACATCATGACCTTAGTTCTGAACTGGGCGAATCCGGTACACGCGGACTATGCCGTCAAGCCCCAAGGTGTAACATCATGAGGGAAATTGTTTTGGAACTATGCGCTGGGCTCTGTGTCTTCGCGATCCCGCTAAGTCTTTTATTCTTTGGAGGTGTACTATGATTACCGCAGAAATTTCTTGCGACATCGCATCCCTTGCCATCGAGGCAGGGGACACGCTGTTCACATGGGAGAACGACATCGGATCTGATGGCGGGTTCAACGTCCACATATACCAGAGTAGCGATGACATCACGGCGCTGGACGTTTCAGACTTGGAGTTCTTTACCAAGTTAATTGTTGGACCGAGACAGGCGCGGATCTGTTGGTCCGATTGTTACGACCCATACGCAGAGCAGCATAACAAAATATGGTACGAGGACCGGAACATGAACCCATACGCTGCGACCTTGGCCCAAGGCCGGTACGATGTGTTCAGATCGCATGGCGATTGGCACTTTGTACGGGAGGGTGACCTGGAGATTCCCTGGTTAAAGCCAGTGAAGGTCGAGACCACCTTGTTCGGGAAGCCATACACCAGCACCGAATGGGTGCCGGCGTGATGGGACGGGGCCTTCGGGCCCCTTCTTATCTACAGCAACCAGTATTTAAGCAGGGCCGCAGAGCGTGGACGTCCACGGCGAGGCCGCAGAGCCGCAGAGCTATGGCCGCGGACCATCGAGCGGGGCCGCAGAGCCAAGCACATTAGCATAATGATCAAAGATGCGGGGCCGCAGGGCCTTGAGCAAGGCCGCAGAGTTCTTGAACGAAGAACCATGGGCCTCGGACAGGCCACCAGCTAATAGGTTCGGGCCCTCGGACCCCTCAAACAAAACAAGGGCGCCCGTAGAGAGGGCCTTGACCAAGAAGAAACTCAGCCCCCCGCGAGAGTGATATGCCATATGCCAAGCCGCCTGATGAGGCGAGACTTTTACGGCGTTAGACTTACTTACCTTCAACTCTATCCAAACGGGCAAGCCTTCCCAAAGCAAATGAACATCAGGTACACCGCCGCCATGCTTGTTTTCAATGCGTGTAGCATAGGTATTTTTAGGTAGGTTGCTCCTCAACATACTCCAAAAGTTCGCCTCCGGTCCTCGGCTCATCTGTTACATCCTTATAGTCTGCATCGATCACGAAAGCTTGCGGGTATTGTTTCTGCAAAGCGGCCAGACGAGAGGTGATCTCATCCCGTGATAGCTGGTCCAATGTGTTGATGTTTTCCCGTCGATCAATAGTAAGGCCACCCAAAGCGGAGCGAATTTTTTCTGCGTTGATGGCGGCAGAGAATTGACCTGCATCCTCGGCCCCTTGCGACAGCTTATGCAATCGTTCAAGTTGTCCTATTGTGGTGACAGCATAGCGTCGTTCCCGTTCAGCCCGTAGCTCAGTGATGTACTCCAAGACATGAGGGTAGTCGCGGCCGTTCAATAGTTTGGAAGCTGTGACAGGCGCAACATCATGAGAGTACCCAGCCTTACGGGCGGACTCAGCGTTGGAGTATATCCCCTCTACTACATGACGAGCGAAGGTCATCTGTCTGGTGGTGATCTTGCGACCATGTTCATCTTCGGTTTTCTTTTTCAGTGAAGTCATAACACCCCTCCTATTCCACAACCATACAACAAGCAGTAGGCTATGCCAAGTTCTCCTATAGCTTATATCCTAGGTCGAAGTGTAATAGTAAAACCAAGAATCTACCCTTGGGCTGGTTGAAATGTTCTCAACTATTACACTATTCTGTAATACCTACACCTGTTTGTAATAGTGTTTGTAATACCTATCACACTACCTAACAGTATGGTTTTGTTATCTTATTCTTGCCTGCTTCTACAACTATTACAACTATTACACTTTTGCCTCGACTTTTTATTGCACTACACTTTTTTCTGTCAGATTGCTCTATATGTAATGTTAACCCATGGCCGTGGACCGAGGTCCGAGAAAAAAGCACTTGCCCCCTTGAATTATATGTGCATACTCCACAACTAGAGTACATTAATTATCTTAACCAATGTGAAAAGGAAGACCACCATGAAACTCCAACTCAAAGCAATCAAGCATACTGAATGGGCAAGTGAAGAGACACATTGCTACCAAGCGTCTTTGTTTGTGGACGGCAAGCCTGTTGCTATTGTGAGCAACGATGGGCACGGCGGATGCGATCGTGACTATGACCACCCGAAGTTCAAGGGTGACTACCGCGCTACGATGAATGCGGTACACGAGTATTTCAAATCATTACCGAATGAGCCTAGTGAGTGGAGTGAGGATGGTTTTGCTCAGTCATTAGAGGGTTGGTGCGGTGATCAGGTCAATGAGTTCCTCAGTTCGCGTGAGTTAAAGCGCAAGTTTAAGTCTCATGTTTTGGTTCAACTCAAGTACAAGGAAGGTATTTTCCAGACCAAGTACCACCCGACTGTGACCAAGGGTGAGTGGATCATTGACAAGCAGGCGGGTGAGACCCGTCGCATCTTAAACGACATGCCTTTTGACGAGGCTCTAGCAATATGGAAGACAACCTAATGGCGTATGTTGATACCATTCCTGCACTGACTGAAGAGTATACATTCTGGTGCAAGGCACAGGGTTTGAAGTGCATTGATGCGATGGAGTTGATCCATGAGGATGAGCTTACGCGCCATCAGAATGCTTGGGTTGTTCAGTTCATTGAGCGTTGGGAAGCGGCTTGGGATCGTGAGCTTGATGCTGAAGATGCCGCCTTGCAAGAGTGCTGGCATAGAGAAGGGGGTGAGTGATGAGCGCCTACTACAACGAGATCGATCCGTATGCCGCCGAATGGCTACGCAATTTAATCAAAGCCGGACACATCGCGGATGGTGTTGTCGATGATAGGAGCATCAGTGATGTCAGACCAGAAGAACTTTTTGAATTTACTCAGTGCCACTTCTTCGCAGGGATTGGCATCTGGAGCCGTGCCCTCAGAGGTGCGGGATGGGCAGACGATCGGCCAGTTTGGACAGGATCGTGCCCGTGCCAGCCTTTCAGCGGTGCAGGCAAACGAGCGGGGACTTCTGACGAGCGGCATTTGTGGCCCCATTGGAACCACCTCATCCAAGAGTGCCGCCCTGCAACAATCTTTGGAGAGCAAGTTGCAAGCAAGGACGGACTCGGTTGGCTCGACCTTGTACAAACTGACATGGAAGCAAAGGACTACGCCTTCGGGGCGTTCGATCTCAGCGCATCGGGGTTCGGCGCTCCGCACATCAGGCAACGCCTCTGGTTCGTGGCCGACACCGACAACGCGGGATCACAAGGGCGGATACCAAGGGGGCCGGATCAGGAACGGGAAGATCAGCACGGACACCTTGGACGTAACGGCTCAACTGACGGGGGGCTGGGCAAC